CACTATTTATGACATCGTGCATTTCGTTCAACAATTTACTATGTTGAATGGATAGGTTAACGAAAGTATTAGTCAACTCGCTATATAGTGCTTTTTCGCGTGTTATCGCACCTATATCTTCAGCTTTTTCTGCCGTCGCATTAATCCATTGCCCCTCCCAGTATCGTCGTAATACTGCTACATCAGAATTACTTGTATCTAACCACAACATGTCATTCACTGGATTTTCTGGCGGTTCAACACCTTTGATTATTTTACGTTCGAAATACTCAAGTTTACCCTCAACCACATCAGCCACTATAGTATTGACATTAGTTAAGCCATCATTTAACTTTTGGCGAATATAATCGAGTTTACTTTCAAAATATTTGCGTAACGTTTCTTCTTTATATTCAATGATATTCCCGAATGTATAAGTGCAATTACCGCTTATCAAATCATGTTTAAACCCTATAACTTCAGATTCGGCATATAAGCTAGGTGTAAAATCAGGGTTTTTAATCCTAACAATGTCACCAAACCTAATAATTTCATGTGGATATTCTTTTTCGAGATCGACAACTGATATTTCGTAAGATATAGCTGCCGACTTTCGTTTATTTAATTCTGTACGTGTTAATGTACGTAACCGTTCTAGCGTCATATTGTCGTCTTCAGTTTCAGGTTCATAAATACCATATATATAACGTTGTGGAAGATTAAACTGTTGCTGCGCCTCATCATCAACTTCTTCAACAAATATCCTATCGCCATTCTCTTTTTCAGGTCCTATACCTATCAAAGCTGTTTTAACCTCTGAAAAATCCACTGTACGTTTAATACTCAACAAGTCTTTACCGTAGACGATTTCTTTACCTTTAAATAAATGGCTTGGTATCTTCATATTAACTAAACGCTGTTTAACTTCGTTACCTTCAATAATAATTTCATAGTCAGGTTCGAGTTTATGATTTGTGGTTAATTGACTAATCATTTCATAAGGTGTTCGAGGTGACGTCCAAGAGTTAGTCCTAACCCCACCATAATCGCAATCACCTACAGACCAGTTTGTATCACGCAAAACTTCAGATAATTTTTGATCTACGGTCATTTTTTCGTATTTACCCGGCATAATAGGTTTAGCAGTGCTTATATCCGGCACATAAGACGCCGTACATTCAACTTGTAAATACTGTCCATTTTCTTCGGTACGTTCAATAATAAACTCACGATACACACCGTTAATGTCCTGTATAATCACTCTGTTACGTTTTTTGAAGTGTTCTGCACGCTTACTTAACACGATTAAGTCTAACAATTCACTCGATTTATCACGCTCATAGTTTGCTTGTATCACTGCGTTATCTGAACGACTAATGAAGTCTATAATTTCATCGTTAAAATTTAAAATATGAATCATATTATAACCACCTATCTTGCCACTTAACTATAGTATCAAACGTTTCAGGTGGACTGATAACAAGTTCGTTATGACCAGATTCTACATTAAAATAGTTTGAACCAAAGTCTTTTAACTTTAATGCGTCATCGCCATTAATAGTCACACTTTGTGCATGTGTATCGATTTGGATTAAATCACCTTGTCTTATTTCAATTGGTGTTATGTCTGACTGTTTAGGCAGTAACTCTTGTAAACTAAAACCTAATATATTTATAGCCATATAGTTTGTATGTTTAGCTGATTTACCTATATACATCCTTGCTATACGGGCAGGACGTTGATAAAACTTGCCTTCATCTCTAACTACTACAACATCTTTATCGATGGGCTTTGTCCGATTTGGGTCTGTATCAATATCATATCTAAAATTAGTGATTTTAATATCCAAACCTTTACGCTCTAAATACATAAATACATGTGCATTCTTTGCTCTGTGGTATTTAAAAGGAATTAACCTGTTATAAATACGTCTTGCCTCACCATGCTCATTATAGGCATAAACAATAATACTACTTTCATTTTTATCAACTGCAGTATTTACATAAGTCATACTAAACATCGTTCTATTGTTCTCATCAACAACATATGCAACAGCTTTCCCGGGTCCCACGCCAACGTGTTGTCTTAAAATCACTTTAAAACGAATTCTGAAATCTTGAACAGAACTGCCTAGTGATTTATAAAGTGCTGCACCGTGCCAGTTTGTTTTAGTATTGTTACCCCATTCAGAGGGATAAATACTTTCTTTCAAATCAGATAATGCGAATTTACCACCCATAGCGTCACCACCGTCAGGCAAGTTACCAAATGTAGTGTCGTTAGGCATATACGCCCAGTTTTTCAATCCTACAGTGTTAAATTCATCGTTAAACCTAAAAGGTTCAATGTCCTTATTTACACGATACGCATCTTCCGACTTGCCAATCATAAAATAGTCTTGTTCACCTTTAGCAATTAAAAAATTTGTGCTGTCTTTTAATGCCCTCGCTTCTACAACTATTGGTGTATCTGCAGTGCCTGTATTAACAACACTTACTGCATCACTAATTGCGGTATTCTTGCTACCTTTAGCCGAGTACTTGTAAGGGTCAGTTAAAACGACTTTCAAATTAACAATATTGATACTATTTTCAGTTTTACTAAATAATTCGATTGGACCTTCAAAATATGCGTTCCAATACCATTGTTTTGATTTAAATTGAAGTTTAACTTGATTGTCGTAGTTAAAGAATTTAACCAACTCATTCAATATGTCATCATGTGACTTTATACCACTGTGTGATAAATAGTCATTATGAATGATCATTGGTAATTCAAATTCGTATTGTTTCAACTCTCGCCCTTGATAAACTGAACCACTTCTACCGGGCACTTCTTCAGTTTTTACCTCAAAATTAAAAGAGGGTATTTTAAACCCTCTTTCAATAAATAACCACGGAAGCGTTTTATCATTTACTATTACTGTATCGTTCATTAAGCAAATACACCTCCTGTATTAAATCTTTGTTTACGTGAAATGTTGCGTTCACGTTTGTCTACAATGTCGTTGACTTCTCTCTCATGAGCGAATTTATCAATAACTGGGCTAAAGTCTTTTTCAGCAACAGTTTGATTACTTCTTGCAATTTGCATCAACACATTGATTTGTTGTTGTTGATTTTCAATCATTTGAAGTAATAATTCTGTGTTATCTGAACCACCACGATTTACATTCGGTAATTGACCAGGACGTTTATTACCTGATTGTTTACCGCGATTGATATCTTGTGCAGCAAGGGCTAACAATTTCATCGCATCACTACGTCGTGATGGATCAGTAGGAATTACCCATTCAGGATAACCACCCTCTGCAATGTTGTACCAACCAGCGTTTTTGATGAGGCCTCCAGTAGCGAAACGTCTTGAACCTGAAGGGCCCCAACCTGTGATACCACGAGACATACGACTTTTCCAAGCAGATAAATCTCGACGCCAATTGCTATTATTGAAGAATGCAAGCAATTGATGCATACCGCTCATAATGTTACCTGCACCTTTAACTCTATAACCAGCAAATGTACCTGGTGTATATTGTAGTAACCCTCGTGCACGGTTAGCACCTGTATTGATGTCAACAATTTGTTGAACAATACTTTCACGACCACCTGATTCAGTTTGTATAAGTTTTAATATGTCTTGTACATCACTGTTTGATACTCTAACTTTCATTCGGCTAGCTGCACGTCTAATATTACCAGCCCAACCACCTTTGCCTTTACCGCTACCATTGTTTTTCTTAAGCCAAGGTAATGGATTGAAATGACGTCCATTACGTCTCATTTCATAGTGCAAATGCGGGCCTGTACTAAATCCGGAGTTACCTGATATACCAACAGTCTGTCCAACTTTTACTTTTTGCCCCGTTTTAAGTTTATGTTTAGATAGATGAGCGTATATAACCTCTAAAGCACCTTTGACAATTTTTACCCAATTACCATATCCACCATCCATAAATGGCATGACTTTAGCTGTACCATCAATAGTGGAAGGTAATGGTTCGTAGATATAATCAAAGTCTAAACCTTCGTGGAACGGTCGACCTGTTTCGCGTGTGTACGCGGCTGTACGCCCGTATAGATAACGTAACTTGCTCATATCTAAAACGCCGCCATCTCCCGATTCAGAAAAACCATCTTCAATCCATTTGATTGCAGCTTTTTTGATATTTTTCCACGCAGCTTTTGTAATATCTCCTACAATGCCCATGCCTTTTGTAAGGCTATTGAAATTGATTCCTAATCCACCTAATACCTTATCTAATAATTTGCCTGGATTATCCATATAATCCATAACGTCGCCGATTTTACCAGATAGCCATTTACCTACATCTTTGACTTTTCCGCCAATGAAACTTGCTTTGTCAGAAAGCCAATTACTAGCTTTACCGAACCATGAACCGCCATTGAATCTAGGTAATGTCCCAGTGGATAACATCTGTTGACGCATACTTCCACTTATTACACGTGACCCTTTAGGCAAGAATGTTGTGGTATCTTTTGCAGGAGTTAAAGCAGTGCGTCCGTTAGGGTATTGAATTAATTCACGACGACCATCAATACCTCTGCCGTTACCAGGACCTTTATCTCCCACAACTGCCATTGTCCCTTGTTTTAAACGGCCGTCTGATGTAGTGGTAATATGGCGGTTAATTTTTTGTGTCCCTGTAGACAGTGTCGGTATTTTTGGCAAGCTTAATTTTGAACCTACCCAGTTAAGCCCTTTGATAAGTCCGTTTAAACCTTTCTTAATTGCACCAACCATTCCACCGATGTGTCCTTTAATTTTGTCTATGATATTACGCAAACCATTTTTCATATTTGTGAACGTCCGTCGTACCGCCCCCCATAATTTTGAAGCGATACCAGTTACGGAATTTTTAATTGAATTCCAAACGTTCGTCATCCAACTTTTCACTTTGTTAAAGATATATCGAGTTCCATTCCAAAGCTTTTGCCACGTCCCTTTAACTCTTGACCATAAGTTAGATGCTACACGTGTGATGGTATTTCTTATTGAATTCCAAACATTACTTAACCATAATTTCACCCTGTTAAATATACTTCTTGTACCAGACCACAATTTATTCCATGTATTTTTAACACTTGACCATAATTTTGAAACCACTCTTGTAACTGTAGCCTTGATAGTATTCCAAATACTTGTCAACCATGATTTAATTCTACTAAATATATTTTTAGTCCCGCTATATAAAATATTCCAAGTCCCTTTTACACGCGTCCATAAAGATCTAACGATTGAAGAAACGGTGTTTCTGATACTAGACCAAATAGATTTAACGAAATTAAACACAGATGTAAAAATGCTTTTTGTGATTGAAAAAATACGTTTGAATGTAGAGCTGACAATCGACCATATAAACTTAAGTACGTTGCCTATAATGCTTTTAACACCATTAAACGCCTTACTAATTATACTTTTGAAAAATCCACCAAACAGTTTGACAACCTTTAATATTTTGCCTATAAACCATAATTGAACAAGGTTCCAAATCAATGTCAACGCACCGCTGAAAATTTGTTTGACTCCAGACCATACCTGACCCCATTGACCAGTAAATATACCACTAAATACTTTAACGATACCTAAAATAACGTCTAAAGCCCCATTAATAATACCTTTGATATTATTCCATGTGTCTACAATCAAAGTTTTTATTAGCGGCCATAAAAATTTCATGACTCCCCAGATAATCTGCATACCTATTTTGACTGCAGGAACAATCACATTTAAAAACACTGTTTTTACAACGCCGCCTAATTCTTGTAGTATCGGCCATAAAAAGTTTTTAACTTCAGTGAATACTGTAATAATCGTATTCCAAATATTAGTTACAGCCTTTGTGATAGTAGCGCCATTTTGATTCCAGAACTGACCTAACTTGAGTCCTATATCCTGGCCGAATTGCCAAATCGCATTAAATGCATCTATAAACGCTTGTCTGATTTGCATTAATGTTGTTGTTACTTTAATTGCGGTAGCTTTAGGCATAATCTTCGAAAGAATATCAACAGTAGGTAAAGCATTTCCTGAAAGTAGGTTATTTAATGCACTGAACACTACTTTAGCAGTACCCCAAAGATTTTTAAATGCGTTCACTACCGGATCAATGACCGCATGAACAATATTTCTAAATGTTTCAGACTTTTTATAAGCAATTACAAATGCTGTACCGATTGCTACTATTGCTGCAATTGCTAATCCTACCGGACCAAGCATGAATTTAAATGCCCCGCCTACTAAAGTTAAACCTTTAGCCGCAAATGGTGCTTTAGCACCTAGAAAATTCATTAAACCGCCTGCTTTTGTGATACCTGCCATCACAGGACCTATTGTGGTCATAATACTTCCTAATGCTGCGGTAAACGCTCCTGTGGTTAAAATTAAAGGGCCTAAAGCTGCAGCGAATATACCTAATCCTACTACTCCGGTTTTCACCCAACCAGGCATACTCGTGAATTTATCCGCTAGCATTGCAAGAAAATCAGCAGCTTTACGTATATGAGGTGCTAGAACATCACCTATACTAATCGCCATTGATTCGATGGCTGACTTCATTTTACGGATAGAACCTCCGATGCCACCTTCCATCTCGTCACTCATGCGTTTAGATGCACCTGTAGAATTATCGATGGATTTGGTAAGTTTTTTATAATCTTCATCAGAGGCATTTATGACGGCTAACGCTCCGGACATTGCTTCTTTACCGAATATAGTAGCTGCAGCGCTTGCTTGTTGGTCTTTTGATAAACCTTTAAATTTACCACGCAATTGCCCCATTACATCTCGCATAGGTAGCATTTTACCGTTACTGTCTGTTATAGATATACCTAACTCTTCCATTTTATCTTTCATAGCTTTTGTTGGTTTGGCCAAGTTAGTAAACATTGTACGTAATGCTGTACCGGCTTTTTCACCTTTTATCCCAGCATTGGACATTAAACCAATAGCTATGGATGTATCTTCCACAGTATATCCCAACGCGCCTGCAACTGGAGCAGCATATTTGAACGCTTCGCCTAAACCACGTACATCAGTATTAGCTTTAGAACTTGTCTGTGCTAATACATCTGCAAATCGTCCACTATCTTTCGCTTTCATACCAAATGCTGTTAACGAGTCAGTAACGATGTCACTTACTGCACCTAAATCTTCACCTGATGCAGCCGCTAATTGCATGACTCCATCGATACCGCCTAGCATATCTTTGGTATCCCAGCCGGCCAAGGCCATAAAATTTAATGCTTCTGCTGATTCGGATGCACTAAACTTAGTTTTAGCTCCCATTTCTAGTGCTTTATCTCTTAATTGTTGAAACTCTCCACTAGTTGCGCCAGATGTTGCTTTTACCTTACGCATTGAGTCATCAAAATCTATGCTTTTCTTAGCCGCTAGCCCAAAACCAGCTACTACTGGTGCCGTCACATACATAGACATGGAACGACCAACGCTTTTCATTGTTGCTCCAACGCTAGTAAGTTTGGGTCCTATATCGGTAAATTTTTGACCTAAACGACCAAAACTACTATTAGAGATTCTTGCTGCTTCTTGTGCTTCTTTTTGGAATCTTTTGAAACCATCTACAGTTTGGTCCAGCTCGTGTTCGAGTCTATTTAATGTATCAGCTTGTTTATTATATTCAGTTCTTAATCTAACCGCTTTTGCGCTATTTGCACCTTGCTCTTTCGCAGTTTGCATATATTGATTACGCAGTTCTTTAACATTATTCCTCTGTTGCTTTGTCGCAGCATCTAACTCACGAATTCTATTTTTATAACTTGTCATAGACCTTTCTGAGTATTTAAAGTTGTTACTCGATAATTTCAAGTCAGAATTCAATTGTCTAAAGCTGCGCCTAATGCCAGCTAATGTCGAGCCAATACCCATATCTTGCATAGATAGGTCAATCTGCAAACCTTTAATTCTTTCTGCCATACTTCCACCTCCTTATTTATAAATTGGTGAATGCGTCTAACATGCTGTCTTTTTTATCGACTGATTTGATAGGTTTCCTACCATCTTCAATAACATCCATAAAAAAAGAAAAGGGCATGTCCAAGATATCGTTGATATCTTTTCCGCCCTCTTTCATCATGTCATATGCTACTTTTTTTAAATTTTGCTTATGTTCTGACCATGTAATCACATTATTATTTATATCATTTTCGATAACTGCTTTTTTCTCGCTTCATCCATTTGACCTTGTGCGATGAATTGTACTTGTGATTGAATTTCTTCAATTGCATCAGGTGCATGTAAACGATCTAATAAATCATCACTTGTGAATTGGTTGTTATATACATCTACTACAAAATCAGTCATACGTTTGAACATTTCTTTTTCTGTTAATTCGTTGCCGTCTTCAGAAGAACCTTCCATAATGTCAGTCGCTTCATAAATTTTACGGAACGGAATAAAGTTAGGTGTGAAATATGTCTCAACCTCAAAATTACCATTTTTATCTTCTTTAGCGTTACCTTCTTTATCTAATACTACTAATTTAATGAAATTGATTTTTTTACTCATGTGTAAATCTCCTTTTAATATAATAATTTTTATTTGCAAATAAAAAGAGGGCTATATGCCCTCGAAATTAGTCTTCAATCTTTTTAATCAATGGTTTGCGTTGACGATTGTCGCTTGAAGAAAGCTCAAGAATACGTTCTTCGTCAATTTTTTTGTTCGCAGGACGTGGAAATGTCTTGCCTTTTTCATACAATTTATCGTTATCTTGCAAATCTTTAAAAGTTTTTAACACTTCATATTTAGCCATTAACGAATTCCTCCTTTGAATTATGCGCCAAGGTCAGATGAACTTGGTTCCTCGGAAACACTCGCATTAGGGTGTGGTTTACCGAATACTTTTTGCCAAATCGCATCACGCATTACAGTAACACCTTTTTCATCACGACCTAAAAGCATGGTTTGTTCTTTATCAAAGCCTTCAACTTCAGCAGGCATGAATTCAGCTGTAGATTGGTCTTGAGAGAATTCAACACCATCTTCTTTAGTTTGACCAGAAACCTCAGGGAATGTGAACATACCTTTAAGCAATCCAACATATTCAGACGCTCCAGTTTCTGTAGTTTTTTCAAAGATAACTGCTACATATGGTGGTGTGTTATTACCCACACCAATGACACCATCGTCAGATTTATCTAAACCGAATAATACTTCTCTATCTTCAATCGGTAAGTGGTGGAATGTAGACTCTAATTCAACGGTACCATTAGACACTGCTAATTCCGCCACACTGTTGTCCCCGTATGCTTTCTCAATAGATTGTTCCTTTGAAACTTGAACTTCTTGTAAATACTTAATACGTTCAGGGTCAGTTACACCTGAAACTTCTTCTGTATTCAAAGGCATATAGTAAAATCCTGTAATACCTGTAAATGAATTATATTTTTTTGCCATTAGTAATTCCTCCTATAAATTTAATTCAGAACGATAAAAGGTCCCCTCGTATCTTCGAGCGGACCTGTACATTTTTAATTCTTCGTCGTATTCCGGTTTTGCATTTGATGTGTTTTCCATTTTCAATTGTTCTTTCATTAATCGCGAAATGTGATAACTGACTTTATTCCTTACAAAATATGCTTGATACTCCTCAGATTCAGGTACAAACACATCAATTTGTACAAGATAGCTTAAAGCCATATTGTCATTGTCTGCATATTCTACAGGTAGTGTGTCATCAATTTCACTCATCACAATATAAGGTTTTGTCATATCAGATGGTTCGGGGTATTCATAAAACTTAATACGATTGCCAACATATTTTTGTACTAATGTATCTTTAATAAGCACGTTAAAAATATCCATTAAAATATCTTTCAATCATATCAACCCCTTTTTAACCTTTGTTTAATAGCTTGGTAATAAGCTTCTTGTCCACTTCTTAAAGCTCTTTCTACAGCCCCTTTACCACGTGGGTTAGGGTTCTTAATTGTGCCAAATTCATTTAAATGAATAATTCTGTAGCGTTCTTTAGGACCTTTCCAATGTATTTTAATAGTCCGAACACCATTTAAAGTGAAGGGTTTAGATAACTTCACTTCAGCTTTACTAGCTCCTGTGTCTTTAAAGCTTTCAAAGTTACTTTTGATTTTTTGCACGATTACAAGACCACCCGCAACTAAAGCTTCATCCACTATACGTTTCATTTTCGCTTTACCATATCTACTTTCAAGTTCACTTTCCAACTCTTTCATACCTTTTAATTTAATCGCCATTTGCTACACCTACTACCTTAATCATTTCTTTATTACTTGAATTAGGCGCAAAGTCAATTACTTTAAAGGTTGAATTTTCGTATAAACCATAAACGAGTTCGAACGTGTCTGAATGATTGATTTGATAATCAGCATGTGGATTTCTAAAATTAATAGTGATTTTATGAGCGCCAGTTATACCATTTGTTTTTTCTAAATCTTTTGTAGAACTTTCATAAACTTCACAAAAGGTCGTAAATGCTTCTTCTTTCTTTTTACTTCCAGGGAAAGGGCCATCATTTTCAATCATACGAAAAAAAGTAACGGGCACTCGTAAGTCGCCGCTACTTATTTTAGGTGGTTTATAATTCTTGTTCATAATCAACCTCCTTCATGTTTTCTAACGCGAAAGAGGTGATTTGTCCTAAAAAGTTCTCATGAAAAAATTCTAAACTATCATTATAAGCATACCTTGTACGCTCATAAACAAGTTCAGAACCACGTTTATTCTCATTCATATCAAACTCTTGGCAACGATGTTTAATATCCTCATAAGATTGTTCGAGCAATGATTGTATATGTTCATTTTCGAACGTATGAAATATTTTTAATCGTCGCTTCATTTCTTCAACATGATTTTGAGTGATCATTTAACCACCCCTTTCAATTATGCACCTACATCGGACGATACAGAGTCACCAGATGGTTTTGCAGCGATATTCAAGTCATAAACCAACGCAACTTTGTTGTCGTCCGGCGTACCATGCGCAAACTGTTTTGCGATAAACACATCAGCATCTTCTAATGCGAGTGTTTGATCATATGACTTGATAGTTACTGAACCGGTTTGTACTGCATAATAACGACTTCCTACAACAAAAATAGCTTTATCAGGGTCTACAAACTCTGATGCTACAACATCTACATTGAATGGTAACGACGTCACCCAAGCGCCGTTTACTGTTTGCATAGTGTTTTGCGCTTTTACGTAGAATTGGTCTGCTGGGTTAACTAAAAGCGTTACACCTGTACTAACATCTACTTGCGCTCCATTCTCTTTAGTTGAAAGTGTCGTAAGCGCTTGTGCTAATTCATTTGCAGTTGTTTGTGCATCTGCGAATGTGAGCGTACCTGATGAAGTCTTTTCTTTAGCACCTGTTACTGTTACACCATCTGAATCATACGTTAAATCTTTTGTTAATCCATATGGTTGATTTGATGCAGCGCCATTACCTTTTACGATACCTTCTTCTAATTTAAGAGCCATCGCTTCCGCTAATTGTAAGCGAACATAACGTTCAATCCATTCTGGACCAAACTCCAACATATCTTTAGGCACAATCGCAAATGCAGTTAATTTATTTTGTGAGAAGTTTAATTCTTTAAAATTCGCTTGAATTTGTCCTTGAATCTTACCGAATACTTCCCCCCAAACTGCAGCACCTTTAGGATCACCGACGATTAGACGTGTTTTAATTCCAGCGATTTGAAAATTAATTTTAGATAATAAAGGTCGTGCTTTTTGCATGTCTTCAAACACACGTAATACTGTAGATTCAGGTAAGATAACTTCTTCTTTGTAAGTATCTAAGTTTGCGTCATCTTCTACTAAATTAGTAAAGAAACGTGATTCTTCAGCAGTAAGAATGTTTTCTCCACGATTCATGCGCACTTGCTTATCTGTCGAAGTGTTATAAACTTCTTCGCGAGCTTCTTTTAATACTTCACTTTGCAAATTAGAAGAGAAAGCAGCCATGTATTCCGCATATTTATTTTCAATCGTTTCAGGGTCAGCATCATTTCGTACTGCCTCGAAATATTCATTCTTTAAATTCTCAACATCTTTGTTGATCGAATCTTTAAATTTCATTGTCATAATTTTTCCTCCTATAGATAACGTTTTTTCTTTGGTTTATTATTACTGTTTTCTAAATTGGACAATTGAATTTTCAATCCCTCGATTTCATTCTTTATTGTCATCATTTCACTATTGTTTTCCACATCTTCTTGAGTTTCTTTAGGTGTTTCAACCGTATCTTTCAATTTATCTGCAAAACCTTTTTCTACAGCATCTTTTGATGTAAACCAAGTTTCAGCGGTCATAAGTTGTTCAATTTCGTTTTCATCAAGTCCTGTTTTATCCTTGTAGACTTCTACAATCGATGCATCCACGGTTTCTAAAGCGTTCAATGTCTTTTTAACATCTGCTTTATTACCAATTGCAATTGTTGCAGCCTCATGAATCATTAGTGAAGCGCCTTTGCTCATAACAAGTTCATCTGCCGCCATCGCAATAATAGAGGCCGCGCTTGCAGCTAAGGCAGTGACTTCAATAGTGATATGTGATGAATGATTCTTTAAATAGTTATAAATTTCAATACCTTGAAAAGCGTCGCCACCAGGACTGTTTAAACGAATTAAAACGTCTTTGTCTACACCGTCTAAAGCTTCTGCAATATCCCGACTATTAATAGTTTCATCTGCAAAAATTGAGGTTTGTGCAACGGGGCCGCTAAGAGTGAGAACGACCTTATCGTCTTTCACTTCATTTTTAAAAGCATATTTAGACGTTGCTTTCATTAACTCTTGTTTCGTCTTCATGTTCATCCTCACCCCCTTTCAAGTCATCTTCCGTTTGATAGTTTTTCGTCAAAATAAAACGGTCTCCACCATCGACAGGTGCAAGACCGAGCATTTCACGAACTTCATTTTGTTTGGCTGCGCTTGATGATATTAATTTATCTACTTTTTCAGCGTTCTTAATTGGATCCACTGCGTTAATACCGACAACTTTAATACGTTTACCACTTATAAATTCATTTTCAGTAAAGAATTTACTATTCAGTTCATCTTCGATTTTTGCGATTAAAGGATTAATACAAAAATCTATATATGCAGTCATAGCATTACTTAAATCTGCGACGTCCCCATGAATCAAATTCGATGGTATCCCTACAATTTTCGCAACATCATCAATAATCATGCGTTTGACTTTTTGTAAATTCTCTCCGCCATTATCGTTACCAGTTGTGCTATCTTTTGACAGTTCTTTATATTCAAATCCTGGCACTTGAGGCACGAGCGCAACACCATTATTCTTAAATTGACTATAAATTTTATCAATATATTTTTGCAATCTTGTCATTTTTATATCATCGATATTTCCACCGCCAGAATCGACGCTAACAATACCTCTAATTTGATTTTTACGAAGCTGTGTATCCATCATGCGTCCGAAAAGTTCTCCATAGTCTGCAAATAAACTTTCTACAAAACGTTGTAATTTATCATTGTTATAATTCAAATAAATGACTTCGTTCATCTTAAATGAACGTTCAAATTTAAAATCTTTGACTACAACATCTTTAAAAACATCTTCGTAAACCGCAAATTCTTCTCTGTAAAAATCATCAGCTATCAACAAATCGTCTGTATCCGTTTTAATAATTAAAACTTCATTGTCATAAACAAGCTTATAAATAACCTTATGCCAGAAGTCTGATGCACTTGAATCTGTGTTAGGTCTAACATTCAACTTATAATACAACTTATCTCTTTTTAATTCTCGCCCATCTTTAACCCAAAATTCTGATTGACTAAATGTTCTAGCGATAAAATTAATTGATGTCTCAAGCGCCATTCTCTTTAAGTATGAACGGTTTGCGGGGTCGTTAGCTAAATCCAAGTCAAGCATATCTCTCAATTCTAAATTACGTTTAAACACTGCATCTAAAAAGCCCAATTAACCACCTCCTTTGTTACTAGAAATTTAGTTGATCTAACAAGTCGAATGCTTTATCTAAATCGATTTCTTGTATTTCATCTATACTGTATAAAGCGTGTAAAAAAGCATGGAAACCGTCGGTTTTACGTCTATGTTCATCTTTTTTGATAAATTCTTTATTACCATCTTTTTTTACTTGTACCGCAACATTGTTCGTATACCAACGCATTAAAGGATTATCTCCAAATATAATTCTATGGTTGGCAAATAATGTTTCTATACGTGGTGCTAGTTTACTATGCACGCCTCTTGGATTTCGTAACACTTCAATCTCAAATCCAGCTTCTTCAAATAAAGGTCGCATTAAATCCATACGGAAATTATCTGCTACAACTTTTTGAATAGCATATTTTTTGCGCATTTTTATAAACCAATTCACTATGTGCGCAGGGTTAATTGATGGTTCATCTACTATCGTAAGATGTCCTCTACGTTCCCATTCCTTTATTGGAGGCTTTAATTGTGCTTGATCTAAATATTCTTTTCTAGCGAACGAGTGGGATAACCAAACAACGTCTTCTCCTTGTTTGAAAAGTAGACCTACTGCAGCAAAATCTTTAATACTTGCGTAATCCACCCCACCAATGGCAGTTTTATTTTTAAGTGGGGGTATATCTCGACTTGTTGCTAATACATCATCACGTGACGCTACAATTTTACTTGAATCTTCTTCGGGAAGGTTCATACGTTTAGTCATAAAGTTTTCATAACCGCTAGGACTATGTTTTAAATCATGATATTGATTTAATACTTTACGATAAAGACGCTTTCCATAGTCGCTCATAGGCTCTTCAAACATAGGATTTGCTTTTGACCATGTTGAAGGGTCATCTTTTTCATCTTTATGATCTAAACGACAGATAAACGGAAACAAACGGTCATCAGTTGCACGTCCTTCCAATATTTCTTTCGAACGCTCCTTCATTTTGTCTAAGAACCCCTCTCGAACAAATCCATCTGTACCAATAAAAAATTCCCTAGGGTGCTTAACTTTACCTAATCCACTAGAGAATACGTCCACAATATCATTGTTCTCATATCTATGAACCTCATCATAAATAATAAAACCTTCACGTCCCCCATCTTTACTACCAGCATTACTTGTTGCATATTCAAATTTACTTTGAGTTTTTGTAGATGTGATTCTCAGTTTTGTAAGATCGAATACACCTTCACCTTCTACATCGTTTATCTTACCCTCGTATAAACCATGTTTTATTATCATTCTATGCATTTCTTCAAATGACGTTTTAGCTTGTTTTTCTGTGTTCGCAACGACTGTTCCGTCATAGTTATCGATACCATGCAATTCACTAATGAAATATGTCGATAATCCACTTATTAGACCGTTTTTACCAGCACCACGTGCAACAAGCCAAAAGAATTGTTCGAAATAAAGTTCATCTTCCTCATCAAAGAGAAATACAAATGCAATTAGGAATTTTTGAAAAGGCTGTAATTTAAAGTAAAACCGTTCAATAAAAGCGATACACAATTCGATTTGCTCATTATCAAAATACAAATCATCTCTATATAAGACATTATTTTCTAAATGATCAATAAGTTTTATCCTATCGCTATTAAGTCTAATTTCACCATGCTTATACTTATCGATGTACCATTTAACATGTTTATTTATTTCCATTCAACAAACTCCTTAAATTGCCAGTCTCTTTATCAACCACAACATCTATTTCTTCTGGGAGTAGTTTGGATAATTGCATGATTATTTTTTGATAAGCCGCATCTCGTGAGTTGAAAAGTTTAGCAATAGGTCTTTCCCTTTCATATGGAGGAGCATTCTCAGATTGAGTAAATAACTCATAATCACCTTTTTCCTGAATATCCACCCATGCATCATCTAACAATATACGCATTCGCGCAGCTTGAACAATTAAACCTTGCGCTACCCGTTTTTTATCATCAGGTATAGATTTAAATATTTTATCCAGTCGTTGTTTTTCTTTTTTTACACGAGCTTCATGTTGTTTAATTTGTTCTTCGTTACGTTCCATCGCAATATCACCTCATTTCAGTTTTTCTAGGAGGGGTCATATGTGAAAAAATCACAATAAATGTCGGGAGAAGATTCCCCGCCCCGTTCCCCAGGTTTTTAATTTATCACAAAATATTTCAGTGGGGGGGTTATAATTTTTTTATACTTTACCACCATTCATCGTTTGACCATTTTGTTTCTTTCTTTTTATAAATATTTCTATCGTGATGTTCTTCGTGACACTCAAAACAAACCGTTACTAAATTATCGATATCCAACGCTAAGTCAGGTCTATCTTTGACTTCTTCTATATGATGTACAATAAGTCTGGTATCTTTATTTGTGACTACTTTCCCTTCCTCTTTACACCACTGACATTCATAATTATCAGTGATTAATCGTTGTTTCCTTAATCGTTTCCAATCCGATGTCTTATAGAATCTCTTTCTGTCATTAACATCTTTATAATCTATATGTTTCATAGAATATAAACCGCCTCATTAAAATAAAAAGACACTGCGCGTAAACAGTGCCTAGCGATTATGTTTTGTTATTTTATTTGAGAGTATAACCTCTACGGTTATTATAATAAATATAAGTAGATATACATAAAACTGTGCAAAATGTGCAAAGTGTGCAATTTGTGTAATCCTTTACTGTTGCTTCATGTATATATTAACAATATCATTTAACCTATTGTATACATTCCTACGACTCATCATCATTAATACTTCCACACGTGAGAAGCTTTCACCTTGCTTTAGTAGCTGCAAGATGTGATAGTTCTTATCGTTAGTTATAAGATGCTCGTGCTCATCGATGAACGATACCTTGTCTATTAAGTCTTGTGTCTTGCGTCTATCCTTATCATTACGTATCACACGTACCAGTACTTTGTCTCCAGTACCACCCTGTGCTTTAGGCATTGCCGATTCAATACCATACTGTCCAATAGATGTACTGTCATATTCATAAACCTGAT